CACAGGTCAAAAGCTCCATCCTCTGTCAGCGGGTCATGACCGGTGTTCTTCTGAGCAGCAGCCCAGATGAACGGTACCGCAGCCGCCGGGTCGTCCATGCAGTTCATGGCGGCGTCCAGGTAGGTCTTCCCGTTTATTTTCTTTTTGAGTTCTGCGACTTCACGCAGGTAGATCCGGAGCTTGTACTCTTTCGCACCGGTCTTAAGAACAACATAATTGTCCATGAAACTATCCTCCTTTAAGGAAAAGCCCCCGGACTATGCCGGGGGCTCATTCATCTTTATGCCGCGCTACCTTTAGGTAAAGGTCGGTGCGGTAGCGTCATCGTCGAAATCGCCGCTGACAAACATCGGAACAGTGAACGTGTCCAGGGCATTAACGCCTGTAGCGTCGCGCTGGACGTACGGGGTGGCGACAAACTCGACGGCACCGCCATCCGGATAGACAACCCCGAACTTGCCAAGATCACCCTCAATGCTCTTGAAGAGCTTGTAGTTGGTGTCATTGGTTTCGTCATCATGCGCGGCGTGTTTGAACTGGAAGTTCGTGTCACCCAGCTGCTTGACGCCGGCCACCGATGTCGAGACCAGTTCTTCCTGACTGGTCGAATCGATACGTGTCGGCGCGCCGGGCAGGGTCGGCTTAGTCATCATGCCGTTGATCTTTGTGGCGGTTCCAGGCGTTTCGGGTGTAATTCCAACAGCCGGAGCCCATCCGTCATAATAATAAAACTGTGTACCTACAGTACTGGCCATAGTATCATCCTTTCTTTATCACGGGCGGCACATCCGCCCAGTGTCGTTATCATATTCACCGAGAAACAGGATCGTTGACCTGTACGCGGTGATACCTGTGATCAGTTGTTCTTCTGCATGCCTGGTCATGCCTCTGGACATACCTTCCTGCGACATGGCATCTTTTACGGCGCTGTCATAGTCTTCCCTCAGCTCCGGAGTCTTCGCCCAGGTGTCCACATAAATGGAGACATTGGCGGATCCGTCGCCTTCGGTTGTGACGACGCCGGTATCATCACCGGCAAGTCTGAAACAGCCGCGGGGCAGCTTCTTAAAGTCAGCAGGCCAGCCCGGTGTCCAGGTCAATCCGGAGATGGCCGGCAGCTTAGGGTAGGCCCAGGTTAAAACGGAAAAAGCCATCAGTCACCTCCTGAAATCTTCTTGACGAATCGCTGAAACGACTTCGCCAGGATCTGTCCTGTTATCTTCTTAGCGGCTTGCGCCGCGGGGTACATGAACGGCTGTGCAGGCTGGCCCTTCGTCGCATAGAACTGACCGTCCTCATCGCGATAGATCCAGTAGTCCGTATAGAACACGGTCCCCTTTTTCGAGACGTGCTTCCACGGCCCCTGTGCATAGCTGACCGGGACGTCCGATCCGTTGCCTCCGGATGCCGCACCGACAGGCCCGGTACCGAACTCTTTATACGCAGCGTGATCGCTGTTCGTGTAAAGGTACCCGGTGACTCCGTTGCCGTCTTTTTCGGTCTTATACCGGATGCTGTTTCTAAGCTCGCCCGAATCAACCGTGACTAGCTCTTTGGCGATCCCCTGCCCAGCGCGCAGGACGGATCGCAGTCCGCGTACGACCGCCTCATCCTGCTGCGGTCCACTCAGACGGTTGATCTCGCCCATCAACGATTCAAGATTTTTGATATCAACCTTCACCGCTGATCGCCTCCTCATCCGTCGCGGACAGCACCCATCGCTGATGACTGTCACGCGCAAGCGCTTCCTGCACCTGGTAGACCGTCCCGTCATACTGCACGAAATCACCGACATTTATTGCCAGCGCATCGCTGCAGGTCATGAACGCGTCCTTGCCAAGCCGCAGACCCCACTCAGCTGCCACCACAGCGTCCTGCACGATCTGCAGGTTAACCTGATACTCTCCGAGCTTTGCGCCCGCAGAAGCGGTCACAGAACCCAGTGAACCGGTCGCTTTGGATCGCGCGCGGTGTATGATCGTCTTATCCTGGAACACAGACCGCTGTGCTGCCTTGAATCTGTCTGTCACTCGCATGGCATCACCACCCGGGGACAGACCAGCGCTCGATCTGTGCCTCGTAGGACTTTATGGACTGCGCCAGGCTGACCAGTACGCGATCCGCGGCACTGTCCCGGTAGGAGACTGTCTGGCCGTTGTCCGACACCGAAGCGATAACTCCGGTCTCAGCGTCACCGGTCTGCTGCTGGCTTAGCGTATACGCATCGACTGTCAGCTCTGAGAGAATTGGCCGCATATCGTCAGGCAGAAAAGGCTGCCTGGTTCGATTCAGCAGCATTGTGCCGGCTCGGGCGATATACACTTTTATCAGATCGTCTTTCGACGTGTCCTCAGCATCGATCCTGAGCAGCATCTTCACCTCTACCAGAGTAATATCGGTCGGCTCGTACATAGCGGTCACCTTCTTTCAGATACAGGAAAAGGGATCCCGCTTAGGACCCCTTCCTGCTTCTTTTCGGTTTAGCAGGCGCCTCTTCGGCGGCCTCCTGCTCTTTCGGTTCTTCGACAGGCGCCTCTTCTGGTACCTTCTCGAATTCAGGATCCGCGATCAGCCGATCAATCGTGTCCTGATGTTCTATAATCCAGAGCTGGCCTGTCTTCTTGTTTCGGAATCTCATACGGGATCCTTCACCGCGAAGATCGTGCCTGTAGCGCCGGCGGCAAAGTCAACATTGACAGTGCCGTCTGTCTGCTTGAATCTGGCGGATTCGAGATTGCCCACAGAATAGGTCTCGCCTTCGCCAACAGTGACCACGAGATCATCCTGATCCTTGACTGCTTTCACAGTCATGACCAGGTCTTCCGTTGCGTGTGTGTTAGACACAATCAGAGTCAGATCATCACGGTCATACTCGAAATACATATCGTCGGTCGCATCGATCGCCACCGGAGTGACCTCCACAGCAGTATTAAGGCCTGCTGTGAAGGTGGTTATTTTCGTACGTGCCATTAATTAGCCCTCCTTAAGAGTTCTGGCTGCAGACCAGCAGTGCCAGGCCTGTAGGACGGGTTACTTTGGCGCCATAAACATGCAGACCCTTAACGGCGTCAGCAAAGCGCTTCTCTGGGCGATAAGCCTCAACATCAACGATCTGCTCGGCGTAGGACAAAGCACCTGAATAACCAGCGATTACTTTGTACTTAGCACCGGAAACGTTCGGGACATTGTTTGACTCAAAGATGTCAAAACCAGCTGCACGGCCGATAAAGCCATTAGCCAGGACGTCATCTGTCTTCTGGGTACCGGCGCCAACAAAACGGGTATCCTTCTGCAGAAGTCCTACATACCAAGGCGGCAGAACCACCCAACGGCCTTGCTTGGGAACGTTGGCTTCTGTGAGGGTTGTTCCGAGATCAACCAGAGTTTCATAGGCAGGAACGATGCCTGTACCGGCGGCAACATCGATAACCTTAGGTGTGGTATCGCTGCCGAGTGTGTTTGTCGCTGATATGCCGGTATAAAGACCGGCGATTTTCTGATCGGCTGCGTCTGCCAGAGCATAAGCAGCATTCTTCATGGCTTCACCCATAACTTTGGGCTTCTGCTGAGCTTTGTCTACATCGTCGATTTGGAAGTTGAAATACTTCGCTGTGTCGATAATCAGGATGCGCTGAGCGTCGGTCAGGGTTTCAGGATCAGCAATGTCGGTGTTCTTTGTGTAGTTGCCTACAGAAACGGCACCGAGGCTGTTGATTTTGACCTGATCGCCAAAACCGGAGATCTCGCCCTCATAATCTCTATTACAGAGATTGGCGTATACAAGAGATTTTTGGAGCTCGGACAGGAGCTGTGCGCTCCAAACTGCTGGGATAAAGTTGTTGATGCTCATAGATTAATTCATCCTTTCTTGAGTGTACCGTCAGCCAATCCTTTTTGGACGGCTTCCATGTTTGCCTGTATCCAGGCTACGTTGTTGATATTCTGCTTAAATACTTCCTGGGTAATTGCTGAGCCAGCCTGACCACCGCCTGATGCACTGGAGTTAAACCCTGTGCCTTCGTCGGTTGAGCTTTGGATCTCAAAAAGATACGGCTTTTCTTTCCGGAGGCTGTCGAGGTCGAGCCCCTCAAGCGTTCCGTCGTCTTTGACCTTGATCCCGTCTCGTTTGATATGCGCTTTCACACTTACCAGGTCACGAGCTTTAGCTTGCAGTAGCTGAGTGTCCAGGAGATTGTCCAGCTTCTGATCGGCGAGCTGCTTGTTAAGCGCTTCCGTGTCAGACTGGTATTTGCTCTGGAGGTCGGTCAGCTGCTTTTCAAGGTCAGAGCCTTTGCCGGCATCTTTTCGCAGTGTAGCGATGTCCTTGTCTCGATCAGCCAGTTGAGTGGTCAGATTTGCAACTTTGCCCGATTCTTCATCCAATCGGGCGCGGGGAACAAAGCCTTTCATCTCTTCTGCTTGCTGTGCGATAACTTTGTCCGCCATTTCTGCTGTAAGTCCCATTGCCATCAGTTCTTCTTTGGTCATTTTGACTCCTTCCACACCTTCGCCTTGTTATCGCGGCCTCGGCCCGCGTCGGGTGCCCGGTTTGGTGTCGCTGTCCGGTCAGCGGAATAATGGAGCCGCTTTACCCTCGTGCAGGTTTTGCGGCATGTAAAAGGGAGCAGCCACCCTCGCTGCTCCCTAAATCGTTCCTCTGGCAGAGAAACGCCTTGTCAGGCTTAGTTATGATCTTCGAACGCAGTGCCCGTTCTGCCAAGCGGCACAATCTGCCCCCAGACATTCAGCAAACGTTCGCGTTTTTACAAATGTTGTTCCATTGTTCGTCAGGTGAATGCGATACGGCGTTGAATCCTCGTGCTCTGTGTCGATTCGCCTATAGGTCGGCTCGCTTGGCCTATCTATATAAAGCTCAGTCACATTGTATGGACACTTCATCATTCACACCTGCCTACTTTCGTTCTATTGCTCATCTAACCCTCAGAGCCTGGGAGATTGTTCGGATCACCTCCGCACGGTTTCTGGCCTCGCTGCTTAGGCTGCAAACTCCTTTTTCCATCTGCTATAAGTCATACTTCTTGGCACAAGAATTGTCTTGCCTGTTTTCGGATCCCTCGCTCTTCGCTTTAGGTCCGGCAGAAGCTTTTCGAGATCCTCGTCATACTCAACAGTTGTCGAGCGGCAGAACGGATGTAATGGCGGGAAGTTAACACCAGTCTTCCGGTCCTTGAGCTTGATAATCTTGCCGTCCATCTTCTGACACACTTCGCTGGTGCGGTTGTCAAGCGTGGCAACAAACTTGTAACTGTCGATTCCAACTTCTTCATACGCCTCAGCTTCCATCTCATTAGCGACAAAAGCAGTTTCCGTACGTAGAATACGTTTCGCCGAGTATAAGCCGCCTTTTTCCACCAGATCGGTCACATCATCGAGACTTCGGCGCCACGACTTACCGGTAATAACGTTCTGCCTAATTATTTTCGGCAACTTGTCTGCAATATCCTTTGTATTCTTCCACACTCTGTTTGAATAATGCTTACCTGACCACTTCTGTTTGATAACCGTGTCTATTTCCTTTTCCGTCAGCCTGGCAAAAGAGAACCCGAACCCAGTACCTTTCTGAACATCAAAAATGGTTCGCAAGTACATGTCGTCGCTGGCTGATTTTAGTGCTGTGTCCGTGATCTGGATCTGCACAGGCGCAATCTTGGCAAGCTCTATCTCAGCGTTTAGCTTAATAGCCTCAAGCCTTGTTATCCTTGCCCTGTATGCAGGAGCATTGACCTGAGCCATCATCCGTGCGCGTTCAGCAGGATCCTCGATTGTGGCAGCCATTAGCTGAATCCGATTAAGCTCAGCAGGATCCAGTAGCTCCCTGAGAATCCTAAGCGCGTCCTCTTTTGTCAGATCAGCGTTTCGCATAAAGTTGCCAAGGATCCGGTCAATGTCCTCAGAGATCTGCTTAGATACGTCAAGATACAGCTGATCGAGGTCTCTAAGGTATTTAGCGTTCCCGCGCTCTACCTGCATCATGCGAAGCTCTGAACGCTTCTGCCAATAAACTGGGCTCGGTAAGGCCATTACTCATCAGCTCCATCCTCTTCTTCGTTTTCCGGAGGCTGTCCGTAGTCTGACATAAACGCCTGCTGCTGTTCTATGCGCTGTTGACGCTGTTCAAGAAGCTGCTTGTAAGCTTCATCGATATCATCGACCAGCGGATGCGCAGCAAGGAGCATTCTCTCTGGCACGATGTTATCGGACTGCGCTATCATCTGCACTGTCTCCAGATCGTTTGTGATCGGTGCCTTATTAAAAGCTACCTGTATCAGCTCGGGATCGTACTTCTTTGATTGTTTGCGGTTAATCTCTTCAGTAACGAAGCCGAAATGTTCTACAAGTGCTGTTTCTGCCTGGATAATCAGGTTGTCTGCCTTAAGGTCAAGCAAAGTGTATTGGAACTTAAGCGACACGCCAGAAGGCGCGTTGCCAAGATTATCGTTAGTGACATCAACCGCTTGGCCAAACACGTGGATTGCTTTCCAGAGTTCTTTCAGCCAGTCGATACGGCCGGTCATTTGCATATCCAGCTGTTTCATATCGACTGATCCGCCGTTTGCGGTAACCGACACTACTCGATTAACCAGGAGCTTCTTAGCAATGGCCGAAGCAGCATCACCACCAAAGCCGATGATAGCGGCGTAGAACTCGTTGAAGTCCATCAGGTTGTTGGTACCCTTGCTGGCGATCAGGTCGTAAGCATCTATTAGATCCTTGTAGACCTCAAGGTCAGTCAGCTTATCATCATTGTTGGCAAGCTCGACAAACGGCACACGCCCCCACGATTTAGGCTTCCTGCTGACTTCTTTAACTGACACGCCATCTATATCGGTCGCTGTTGTGACTTCCCAGTAGTGCGGTGCCGGGTTGATCTCATAGTCACTATCAAGATAAAAGCGGCCTGTGGTCGCGTCTTGGATGTAATAAGTGACATCCGTAGCCGTCCACCACTCAGCCTTAATAATCTGCTTGTAGTCCTTACCGGTATAGAAATCCACTGTGTACCAGCGAATAAACTCGACAAGCTCCTGCTCGTGAACCGTGTCATAGATCGGGATGCCTTCAAGCCTGGTCACAACGACCTGCTTAAGCTTGCCGGACTTGTCCTTGTACTCATGCAGCCAGGCAACACCATGCTGTGAAGCTTTTCTTAACCAGCGGAGCAGGATCTTTAAGAACTTGCTGGATGTAGTCTTCACAAGCTCGTTCTGATACTGCCACTCCTCATTACCGGTGCTGCCGTCCTCACCATGCTCAGCACCATCAACAGTAACCGAAGGCTCCTTGCGTGAGATATAGGCTACCTTCTGCTCGATGTGGTTGAACAGGAATTTATGTTGCTGCCGGACATTGGATCCGTTAGGATTAGTGAAATCCTCCTCGACATCCTCTGTAGGATTGCTGGGATTAGGCTTAATGATTGTGGTCTTATTAAACGAATGAAGCTTGATATCGTGCTCGCCTTTGTAGTAGCGCTCGCCATCAACCGCCTTAAGCCTTGCCGGATCTTCTTTGTGTTTCTTGATCAGGTCAGCCAGGATATCCGGCTTAGTCATTGCAGCGTTCTGCTGGATCCTGAGCTTAGCCAGGTCTGTTTGTGTAATTATCATTAGCTAACCCTCGTTTCTACCATTATGTGCGATAGGCTATACCTTAGGCTGTCGATCCAATGATTGTCACGATCGACCGGCTCCGGTAGCACTGTGCCGTTCTTATCTTCGCGGTATTTGTACTTCTTCATTTCCTGTATGATCTCTACACAGCGCGGATCAATGAAAATCTTCTGTTTTTGTAGCCACTTGATCCCGAACAAAACAGAGCCCGGCCCCTTTTCGGCCGGTATCGCATTTATCCCGAAATTGCAAAGCTCTTGGATGCTCTTCATCTCGTTGTCGCAAGACACAACTTCTTTGCCGACAAGTGGCTTAAGCTTCTCGGCGATCATGTCGTTGGTCATGTTCTGCCCGCCATCTGTCAGGAAAATACGGACTTCCTTGCGCGCACGATCGTAGCTGCAGCGCACAAAAGCAACCGGATCCGGGAAGAACCCAAAGTCCAGACCGTTGTAGAACTGATTAATCCGCTTGCGGTGTTCTGACTGATCCTCGATCGTCCAGTTAGTGAAGATGAGGTTGCCGAGGATACCCCATTTACCCAAGGTGTAAACATCGTAATAGTACTTGTCTGATTCGTCCTCGAGCTTGCTGATATCGTCAGCTGTCAGCCAGCGGTTGTGTTTGTAGATTGTTCTGCGAATGAGCAGCTTATCGTCAGCGTAGTAGTCCTTGCTGTCGTCCCACTTGCCTTCGAAGAATTCTGTATATATCCAGTGATCTTGAAGTATCGGGTTGAACAGGAAGATCATACGTTTAATGATCGAATCGTCGCCCGTATCGCCCCTTAGACGCTTAACCAGCGATTTGTAGTCGTTATACTCAATCTCAGTTGACTCCTCGATCAGGATGTCTGTAATAACGCCCTTCTGCGGCGTGATGGACTTGACCTTCTCAACGTCGTCCAGTCCGGCAAACAGAATCTGACAGCCAGACGATTTGTGTGTGATAACCAGGTCTGTCTTGTTGATTGAAAACTCGCTTTCGAGATCCATCCGGCTGATGCACTTCCGCACCTCGTTAAAGCAGGAGTTTCGAAGAGTTCTGCCAGTCTTTCTGCAGATCAGGTAATTTCGCTTACCGGTCATGACATCGCGCACCGTGCGCTGGCCAACAATCGCAAACGACTTACCCGAAGACGAACCACCAAAGAAGATCTGTGTAGGCTGCATAGCGGTAAGCTGCTCGGCATAAGCCTGGTTCATTAGTTCGCGCCAAACCGCATCCGGTATAACAATGCCTCCCTGAGCAGCTGAGGTCTCCGCTGTGTTCTTCGCGATCTCTGAGCGGATCTTGTCAAGCTCTGCCTGCTGCCTGGCTGTTG